AGCTCACCTACCCGTGCATCGTGTACGAACGGAGTCGAGCCGACTCGAAGTTCGGGGACAACACCAATTGGATGTACACGCCGCGTTATTCGGTCACCCTCATCAGCAGGAACCCCGACGAACCGGTTCTGGATGTCCTGGCAGACATGCCTATGTCCACCTTCGAGAGGCACTTCGTCTCGCACAACCTTCATCACGACGTGTTCAACATCTACCAAGGAGTATAGATGGCAGTCCTCACATGGGACGAGACGGGCAAGAAGTTCTATGAGACTGGTGTGGACCGTGGGGTCCTCTTCCCCGTCAACCCCGCTACTGGCGCTTACAGCAAGGGTGTCGCCTGGTCGGGTCTCACCAACGTGACGGAGACCCCGTCTGGTGCGGAGCAGACCGACCTGTACGCGGACAACATCAAGTACCTCTCTCTGACCTCGGCGGAGACGTTCGAGGGCAAGATCGAGGCCTACACCTTCCCCGACGAGTGGCTTCAGTGTGACGGCTCGGCCATCGTCGACAAGGTCGTCATCGGTCAGCAGGAGCGCACCTCCTTCGGTCTGGCCTACCGTACCATCAAGGGTAATGACCAGCAGAAGAATAACTACGGCTACAAGCTGCACCTTCTGTACGGTCTGGCCGCCTCCCCCTCGGAGCGGTCCTACGGTACGATCAACGACTCCCCTGAGGCGATTACCTTCTCGTGGTCCTTCAAGGGCACTCCGGTGAACGTTACCGACCACAAGCCGACCTGTGTCGTCACACTCGACTCCACCGTCATCGGCAAGAACGGCATGACCGCTATCGAGAAGAAGATCTGGGGCGACGGGGCTGGTGACCCCACCCTTCCGACTCCGGACGAGGTCATCGCCGCCGTCAAGGCTGCTGGCTGACAGCTCCCACGGACCCCGTGATGCGCTCCGGGGTCCGTGGTGACTCTCAGGGAGGAACGAATGCTGACGATTCACGTCGTTGGGGATGAGCTCTACGATGAGGATCGCAATGAGTTCGTCAATGGTTTCGAGGGCGACCTCGAGCTCGAGCACAGTCTCGTCGCTCTGTCAAAATGGGAGTCCAAATGGCACATCCCGTACATCGGCAACGAGAAGCTCACCGAAGAGCAGGTCCTGGACTACATCAAATGCATGACTCTGAATGACGTCGACCCCGTCGTCTACTCGCACTTGTCCATGGACAACGTGAAACGGATCCGAGAGTACATCGAGGACTCGATGACGGCAACCACATTTGTGGAAGCTGAGGGATCCAGCCCCAGCCGAAACACTATCACGTCAGAGCTGGTCTATTACTGGATGGTCGCTCTCCAGATTCCGTTTGAGTGCCAGCACTGGCACCTACACCGACTTCTCACTCTCATTCGAGTGTGCAACGTCAAGAACCAACCCGACAAGAAGATGTCGACCGCCGCCACGCTTCGACAGAATCAGGCTCTGAACGCGGCGAGACGGGCCAAGTACAACTCAAGAGGTTAACATGCCTGGTGTCACTCCTCTTCTCCACGGCAAAGTTCGAGGAGAATCCAGTCCGTTCAGTACCGTCTACATCTCCCCCACCAACGGAGTTACCGACGCCTCGATTACCCTGGGAGCGAATCCTGAGTTTGAGCTGGACGTCCCGTTCTACGAGGGATCCAAGGCTCTGGTACGGGTCGTCCGAAAGGATGGCTCCTCGGACCAGAAGATGATCGACCTCAAAGAGTCCATGCCCGAGAAGGTTGTCTGGTTCAACAACCGGGCTGCCGCTGGGTACGGGACGTTCGACACCGGCTGGATCAAGTGTCCTGACGACAACGCCTACGTCTACCGAGTCATGGCAGGGCAGGTGTACGTTAAGCGCAATAGCGACTGGCAGACTCAGGACCTTAACGGAACGAGGGACGTCAAGGTCGTCGACCTCCCCAAGGAGATCCAGGTTCGAAGCCGGACAACGTTCGTTCTTCCCAAGGGTGACTACACGGACGACGGATCCATCATCGAGATCTGGCCCGGCGATGCTACAACGCCCCCTCGAGTCCGTGCGCAGCTGAAGGCCAACGGCGCTCGCATCATCCCTGTACTCTCCGCCCCCATCGAGAACTCCAACGGCTGAAAAGGTCAAAATGACTGTATCTCAATACGCAGCATCCTGCGCCAGGTACTACGCCGACGTCGCTGATGTCGGCTATTCGCAGCCAGATCGCTGGACCTTCTACGATCGGTCCGACTGGGACGGCTGGCTCATCAACCCTCCCGCCAACGCCGACTGTTCGGCTCTCGTCGCAGGGTGCTACAACCTCGCGGCTCACCACGAGTGGGGTGAGCCCTTCACCGCCGGCTATTTCCCCCGGTCGACCTGGACTGGGTCCCTTCGGGAGGAGTGTGCTCAGCGCAACTTTGCCGACATCTCTGACTCCTGGACTGGTAACGAGCCCGACGGCGGATTCGAGATCGGCGATATCGTCTTGTCCGAGGCCGCTTCGGGAGGTCGGGGTCATGTCGCAATTGTGACGGGTCTCAACCCCACGATTTTGTCCGAGGCATGGATCGCTGAGGATGGTTCCGATGACGGTTGGATGGGCGACCAGACCGAGCAAGAGGTCCGCTCCAAGGAATACAACGAGCACCCGTACACCAAACAGGCGGCCTGGACGCATTGTCTGCGTCGACGGGACAACCACGGAAGTTCGGCGCCTTCCCACGCCGAGTCATCCTCCGGAACCTCCATCCAGCAAGCCGTTCTCCGCGCTGCCGACGCCACTGGGTGCCCTTGGTGGGCCGCTCTCGGCTGCCTCAAGGTGGAGACCGGTGAGGAAGGCGCCAACATCTATGGCCACGACGCCGGAGGTGCCTGCTCGGGCTGGGGCGAGGTCACGGAGCACAACTTCAAGAACTACTTCTGGCCCATCGTATCCGAGTGGGGTACCTCGAACGGAGTCGGTCCGCTTCAGATCACCTACAACGGGTATTTCATCAACGATCCCGACCGAGCCTGGTGGGATCCGCAGAAGTCTGCCGAGGTCGGCTGCTCCATCCTCAAGGGTCTTATCGATGCCGAGGGTGATTCCTACGAGGACCTCCGCCGAGTGGGGTCTCGCTACAATTCCGGGACCATGTATGGGTCCTACGAAGCGTACGGCGTGCCGTTCTCCGATGCATGCCGCTACTGGTACAACAAAGGCCGTCCGTCTCAGGGCACGAGCGACGGCGGAGAGGAACTCGAAGTGTCATACGCTACCGATCTGCTTTCCGAGATCAAGGACCGTCTCGTCGAGGTCTCTGACCAGACTGGTGCCGGCATCGCCGGTCGCCGTTTCGACGGCCCTATCGTTGGTTGGCTCAAGGACATCTCCTACAAGCAGGACCTGATCCTGAAGGCCCTCAACGAGGGCAAGCCGAAGTCTGACGAGGGCAAGTGAGGCTGTTGTGCCTTACTGCCACGTCAAAGGAGACATCCCCCCGTTTGCCACACTAACCGTCGATCCCGATGACGGCCCAACCTTTGTTGATACTGCCGGAGAGAACGGTAAGATCGACGGTATGGTGTGGTTCTTCCGCAGCAGCCATGCTCGTCTCTTCCTGGATGACCAGGGGTGGAGCGCCACCAAGACGGTCACCCTGAGTGAGGATAACGTCGTCGACGTCACCATCAAGACTAATCGTCCTGCTGGTGGCGGAGGCGGCGGTAACGGGAACGTCATGGTCCTCGGCCGTGAGGCGCAGGTGCCCGCGGGTACTCCTCCGAACACGGTCATCGTACGAAAGGTCTGATCATGGCAGCCCACATGAAGGGTATCGCAGTCTCCAAGAACCAAGACGAGAAACTCAGCGTTCCGTCAGCTGTCGGGGACTGGGCGCTGCTCGTAGTGGGTGGCCAGCTCAACCACATGCGGGATTGTACGCCCGCAGGTTGGACCGGGAAGTACGCCGGTGGCGAGGACATCCGGTCTTGTACCGTAGCCGTCAAAATGGTTGCCGATCCTGCCGACACACAGAACGTTGTGTGGAAGTCTCCGGACCCGGCCCACAACGGACGGCACGTTGCAGTTCTCATGGTATTCGATGGGACCAAGGTCAAGAGCCTGGTCCCTCGTGTACCTGGAGGAAGCGCCGATGGCTGGAAAGACGGACCATTTCCTCAGATCACAGGGTTCGTGCAGCATGACATAGCGGCCCTTCCGGTGGCTACTTTCCCGCCCAACGTCGAGTCGTTGACCAACGGCGCATGGGGTAAGGATACCAAGCTGTCTTGGTCGTCGATCGTCGTCGGGTATGCTCAGTCGCCGTATGTTCCGCCAACGGAAACTGGTGTGAAAACCCTCTTCGGAGTCGACGTCCAGCTCCAGGCGGAGACCGGTACGCTAGATCCAACTCTTGCTGATGGTTCCGGTGTTCGAGTTACCGTATGGGACGGAGTTCGGGAGACGCCAACAAGCACGATGCGTGCAATCCCAGGCGGAGCCAAGACAATCGCGGAGCTGCTCAGTACGCCACATTTCATCGTGGGGCATCGGGGCTCATCCCAGTCTTGGCCTGAGCACACCGAGATCGGCTATACACAGGCGGTTGACTACCACGCGCATGCGCTGGAGTTCTCGGCTGCCCGGAGTAAGGATGGCGTCTGGTTCGGATGTCACGATAAGAGCCTGTCGCGTCTTGTTCCGGCTCTGACCAAGAACGCTGACGAGTACACCTGGGCTGAGATCAAGGCCGAGGCATCGAAGACCCAGTACCTGCCGGCGACGATCGATTGGCTGATCGATACGTATTCTGAGAGTCACGTCATCGTCTTCGATCCAAAACACAAGCTCGGTGAGTGGAAAGACGTTTGTGCCATGTTCAAGGGCATGGAGCAGAAGGTCATCCTCAAGGCGTATTACGACTCCAAGTGGGCGTTCGATATGATGCGAGAGCGAGGCTTCAAGACCTGGGGGTACGCTTACAATGCGGATATCGGCAAGGCAAACTATCCGGACTTCCTCACGGGTAAGGTCTGCGATATTCTGTCCATGGAGTTCGATGCGCCCCAGACTACATGGGATCCCTTGAAGGCCTCAGGTCTCCCAACGGTTGCCCATATTCCCGCTGACGCCACCCAGCTCCAAACGGCATGGTCTCGTGGTGCCATGGGTGCCATTGTGTCTGGTATGGCGGCCGCTCTTGAAAGGGCCGCATGAGTCCGGCGTTTACGCTGGAGATGGATTCGAGGATGGATACGGGGAAGTGGCTCGAGAGACTCAAAGAGGGCCGCTTCTTCGATTTCCTCGACGACTGCGGACAGGCCGGGGTGGCTGCGCTAGCCGCTGCTACTCCGGTCAGGTCCGGTTACACTGCATCCAGCTGGTCCTACGAAATCAAGCGGAGCAGAAATCGAGTCTCGCTGGTCTGGAACAACTCCCACGTGGAGCAGGGTGTCCCGATCGCAGTCATATTGCAGTACGGGCATGGCACCAGAACCGGTGGCTATGTCCAGGGCGTGGATTATATAAATCCGGCGCTCAGGCCTATATTCGACAGCATCGTCAAGCAGCTTGAAAGCGCGGTGAGAGGCTAGTGGCGTCAATCGAGGAGCGGGTAGTCGCTCTTAAGTTCAACAACGGCCAATTCATGAACGGGGTTCAGGACTCCCTCAACGGAGTCAAGAAGCTCGAAGAGGGATTGGCATTCCGAGGCGGTGTCGAGGGGATTAATCAGGTCTCAGCGGCCGCCAAGAACCTTAATTTCTCGGAGGCCCAGGCGGGTATTGCCGAGACTACGAGCAAATTCTCGACTCTCCAGTCGATTGCCTTCGGCGCACTCGCCAGCATCGGTGGAAAGATCGCAGAAGTCGGCTCCTCGATGCTCTCGAGCTTCACGGTTCAGCCCCTTATCGACGGTATGAAGGAGTATGAGCTTCAGCTCAACTCTGTTCAGACCATTCTCGCCAACACTGCCCAGAAGGGCGAGACGATCCAGACCGTTAACGCGGCTCTGGACCAGTTGAACACCTACGCGGACCAGACCATCTATAACTTCGGTGAGATGACGTCCAACATCGGTAAGTTCACCGCTGCCGGTATTGGGCTGGATGACTCGGTCGCATCGATTAAGGGTCTGGCGAACTGGGCAGCAGTCGCCGGTGCCAACTCAGAGGCCACCTCGAGGGCTATGTACCAGCTGTCGCAGGCTATGGCCGCTGGAACAGTGAAGCTTCAGGACTGGATGTCCCTGGAGAACGCCGGTATCGCTACCAAGCAGTTCCAGGACCAGCTGATCCAGACTGCCAAGATCCACGGCAAGAACGTCGACGAGATGATCGCCAAGAACGGTTCGTTCAGACTCTCCCTGCAAGAGGGCTGGCTGGACCAGGAGATCATGATGGAGACTCTGAAGCAGATGGCTGGCGAGTACTCCGACGAGCAACTTCTCTCCATGGGTTACACCGAGGAGCAGATCGCTCAGATCCAGGAACTGGCCAAGACTGGTATGTCGGCGGCTCAGGACATCAAGACGTTCTCTCAGTTGATGGGCGTTATCGGCGAGGAGCTGGGTTCGTCCTGGGCTCAGTCGTTCCGAATCATATTCGGTGACTTCGAGCAAGCCAAGGAACTGTGGTCCAAGGTCGGCGCTTTCCTCACGGGTCCGAGCGGCGTCATCACTCAGATGGGTAACGCCCGGAACGCTCTCCTTCAGGGCTGGGCAGACCTCGGCGGTAGGGAGAAGGTCCTTGAGGGTCTCGCCTCTCTGTTCCACGCCATGTGGGATCCGCTCCAGCGCATCGGTCAGGCGTTCTCGCAGGTCTTCAGCGGCCCGTCCGCTGAGGGTCTGTACGCGATGTCCGAGGCGTTCGCTAACTTCATGGCCAAGCTGGTTCCCAGCGAGTCTACTATCGAGTCGATCGGCCTGTACTTCGAGTCGTTCTTCCGGATCGTCAAAATAGGTGTAATGGTCCTCACAGACTTCGCCAAGGTGATCGGATGGATCGCCGGCGGAGCGCTCAGGGGACTGGGTGCCATCATTTCCAACCTGACCGGGCACACCGCGGGATGGTCCTCGACACTCAGGGATCATATTGCGGCCGTTCAGGAGTGGTATGACAGCCTGAATGTCGCCGAGAACGTCATCAAGGCCATCACCTGGACGGGCGCCGGCTTGAAGCGCATCTGGGAAAACTTCTCGGCGGGGTTCCACGACGAGATCACGCCTAGTCTCAGGCGCCTCAGGGAGGCCTGGGACGGTCTGTGGGAGGCTCTGAAGTCTGCGGGATCCGGGATCAAGGAAGCCATCGTTGGACCCTTCCGGGAGCTCAAGGAGAGCGCCCAGGAAGTCGGTCAGGCGCTCGGTATCGCCAGTGATTCCACGGATGAGGCCGGCGAGACAGCCGAGGCGAACGAATCCAAGTTCACCAAGCTCAAGAACAAGATCGTCGAGCTCTTCGAGTCCGCCTTTAAGAAGTCCTACTTCTGGGGGCAGCACCTGGCCGACCATCTTATTCCGGCGATCGACAAGCTCACCAGCTTCATCATCTGGCTGACTGAGTGTATCAACAAGCAGGCCATCGTCGTCAGCGACTGGTTGACTCCCAAGATGGAGCGACTGGCCGCACTCTACGACGAGGTGTCCACCAAGTTCAGCGAGTGGGCTGAGGCCATGCAGAATGGACCCGATATTTCCTGGTTGTCGTCCCTCGGCGGCATTCTGTCGTCGTTCGGAGCTGGTGTCTGGGGTGTCCTCAAGAATCTGGCAACGCTGAACTTCAACTTCGACGTCCAACCGTTCAAGAAGGCGTTCAGCGACCTCAAGACCCTCATGGGCGAGTACGCCGAGTCTGTCAAGTACGGCTGGAGCACCACCAAGGAGTTCATCTCTAACCTCGAGCTCAAGGACAAGGCTACCTCCGGCTGGCATAACTTCGTCAAGCTCCTCCATGGTATTGGCAAAGTTCTCTCCACTGTTGGTCACTACGCCGTTATCGCGGCCAAGGCCATCATTGAGCCGTTCAAGGGTGCGTTCGCCGAGCTCAAGAACATGGCCGACAACGGTGACTACGGGGGGATATTCGACGCCATCCTCAAGACTGGAGCGTTGGTCACATTCCTTGCTATAGCTCGGAATGTTATCAATACTTTCAAAGAGTGGGGTAAAGCCGGATCCAATTTCGCTGGAATCCTCGGCAGTGTAAAGGATGTCATCGACGGGTTCAAGGAATCGATGGAGGCTACGACCAACCGGGTCAAAGCTACCACCATTCTTATTCTTGCTGGTGCCGTTCTCGTTCTGGCCGCTGCGCTCTGGGTTGTCGCCCAGATCCCGGCGGGTAAGATCGTAGCCGCTGGTGCTGCTCTATATTTCATGTTCAACATGCTGAAGAAGGCGGAGGACGAACTGTCCGGCTCCGGCGAAGGCAAGGACATGAAGGGGCTCACCAAGCGGATGCTCGCCCTGGTCGTATTGGCCGGAGTCGCGCTCCTTCTAGGCAAGGCTCTGAACAACATCGGCACCATGTCCTGGGACGATATTCTCAAGGGGACCATCGGTCTCTTCGCTGTCATAAAGATGCTCTTGATGATGGCCGAGACGACTACGAAGAGGAACAAGGATATCCTAGCGTTCGCTGCTACGGCGATCCCGTTAGGTGTCGGTGTGCTTCTCCTCGCCTATGCGGTCAAGCCTCTCGGTGAGATGAGCGCGTCCGACCTTGCTCAGGGCGTTCTGGCGCTTGGTCTTATCATGAAGATGATGACCATGATGTCGGAGATGGGTACGGTCAAGGTCAAGAAGGCCTCGGCGTTTGCGTTCCTTGCTCTGGCGTTTACCATGCGCCAGATCGCGAAGGTTCTTACCGAGATCGGTGAACTGTCCTGGGGCGACACGATCAAGGGTATTCTTGCCATGGATCTATGCCTGGCGTCCTTGATGGTCGCTGTCGAGAGACTCGGAAGCGACAAGTTCGGGGGTGGCAAGTCTCTTGTCGGAGCCCTGTCGCTCCTTATCGTGTCGGCGACACTCAAGCTCATCGCCAGCGATATCGAGAGCTTCGCCTCCATGCCATGGGGGGACTACCTCAAAGGTCTGGTCATGATGGCAGCAGCTCTGGCCGTTCTCGTTGGGATCAGCTCCATCGGCGGAGGAAGCCTCGGCGGTGCTGCTGGACTCTTCCTGACCGTGACCGCTCTAGCTCTCCTGGCGCCCGTGATGAGGATGCTAGGCGAGATGGACTGGGCTACGGCGGGTAAGGGTATCGCCATCATGGCTCTGGGTCTGGCTGCTCTGGTGGCCGTCGGGTATGTTGCCGAGTTCGCAGCAGTCGGTCTACTAGCACTGGGCGGCGCCATCCTGATGATCGGTATGGGCGTCGGTCTAGCGACCGAGGGTATCGCCAAATTGGTTGATGCCATTGCGAACTTGTCGACCTCGGGCGCCGATGGTGTCCAGACATTCCTCGCGGCCGTCGACGGCTTCATTGAGAGAATGCCGGCGATGGGTACGGCGCTCGGCGAGGGCTTCATCAACTTCATGCAGGTCCTCATCGACAATTCGGGCACTATCGTCGAGTACCTCAAGCTTATCCTGACGTCCGGCGCTCAGGCTATGATTGAGTCTATCCCGACGTTCGTTCAGCTCATGACCACGATCCTCCTGGCGATCATCCAGGTCATATACGACAACGCCCAGGCTCTGATCGACTGCGCCATATTCTTGATCCTGACCTTGTCGCAGGCCCTCATTGATAACATGCCGCAGTTGGTCCAGAGAGGCTCTGATGTGCTCATATCCTTCTTGGATGGTCTGAGTCAGAAGATCCCCGAGATCGGTCAGAAGGCTACGGACTGTATCGTGGCATTCATCACCAGTCTCGGCGACGAGATGCCCCGAATCACCGATGCAGCGGCCAAGACCGTCATCAAGTTCATAAACGGACTTGCGGATGCGATCGAGAACAATTCCGAAGCTATGGCTCAGGCGGGCGTTCGACTCATCAGTGCCATAACTAGGGGTATCGGCACCGGCATCAGTACTCTCGTATCCACGGGCGTTGCGCAGATGAAGAACGCCGGTATTCAGCTGGTCGACGGCCTCAAGAACGCGATCACCAGCAAGCTCTCCTCTATCGCCAGTGCGGTTACGAGCATGGGTAGTACCGTTGTTTCGAAGGTCAAAGCGGCATTCGGCATTCATTCTCCTTCGAGGGTGATGTATGAGATCGGCGATTTCCTGATGCAGGGTCTTGCGAACGGTATCACCGACAACACCGAGCAGGGCATCGCGGCGGCAAGCACCATGGCCACCGACACCGTCGACGCACTCTCCAAGGGCTTTGGTAACACGAAGGATATTTGGAACAACGCGTTCGGGGAGAATGCCGATCCGACGATCAGGCCGGTTCTAGACCTCTCGCAGGTCGAGGAGCAAGCGGGTCGTCTCGACGAAATCCTCCCCAAGGAGGAGATCGCCGGCACTCTGGCGACAACGGCAACCGCCCAGCTCGCCGGACGAGTCGCTAGGAGCACTCCTACTCAGACAGACGGCAACGCCATCAGCGAGACGTACAACCAGGGCACAAGTCTCGTGTTCAACCAGTACAACAACTCGCCGAAGGCGCTGTCCGAGGCGGAGATCTACCGGCAGACTCGCAACCAGATCGAGCAGGTGAAGGGAGCCATGTACGAGCTATGATTGAGTCAATCGAGTTCATTACGTACCGGCAGCAACGCGTCGTTCTCCCCCTAAGGGATCCTTGGGGGAATGGCGTGGCTGTCAAATCCGTTGACGGCCTGTCGGCTACGAAGGCCTCGATCAACACGACTGAGCTGGCTCTTACGGATGTGGCCATATTCAACGGCGCGAGGGCGGGAATGAGGAACCTCAAGATCAAACTCGCGCCGTTGCCCCTCCCGGATATCGAGACCACCAGACAACGCATATACTCCTGGTTCCAGATCAAGCAGCTAATGACCGTGTACGTCAACACGGACAAGCGACGATTCAAGACCGAGGGGTATGTCGAGTCTGTGGAGGCGGACATATTCTCGAAGGAGGAGGAGATCGATATTTCTCTCCTATGTCCGGATGCCTACTGGCATGACGCGGACAATCAGATCACCCAGAACCTTGAATGGTCCAGGGAGATCGGGTCTTTCGAGTTCGACTTCATGGACCAGCCGTCTCCATCGCTGGAGTTCAGCAAGGACCGGGGTGTACTGTCTGCTACGATTGACTACAACGGTGACGTGGAGACCGGTTTCACCATGGTCTTCACATTTCGTCCAGGAGCTAAGCTCCCGATCATCGTGACCGAGACATTTTCCGGAGACCAGTTCAAGCTTACCGGTGCATTTCTTGATAGGACATACTACAAGGTCGATCCCATTGTTGGGGGCGACATCGTCACGGTAAATTCTAGGGTGGGATTCAAATCAATCATTCGAGACAGGGGCGGCCGAAAGGACAAGTTCATAGCGGCACTGGATCGCAACTCAGACTGGCTCAAGCTGAGACCGGGCGTAAACGAGTTCCAAATCACCATGAATGATCCGACCCTCACGGACGTATATTTCTCGACCGACGTTCTCTATCAGGGGGTGTGACATGTACCTTGCGGTTTTTGATGAAGCTATGATTCTCCAGCATATCTGCGAGGACTACAAGTCCATTATCTGGACTGAGAGGTTCCACGGCTTCGGCGATTTTAAACTTACGGTTCCCGGAACCCTTGAGAACCTGAAGATCTATCAGCTTGATTACTACCTGTACACCAAGGGCACGAACAAGCTCATGATAATCGAGCAGGTCGAGCTCAACACGGAGTACAGCAAGCAGTCGATGCTGACGATCAGCGGACGCAGTCTTGAGTCCATATTAGATCGACGTGTTATGCACCCCTATCCGATGTGGGAAGGCACTCTTCTGTGCAAGCACGAGCGAACTCGCGGTAAGGTCAAAGACGTCATCAAGCACTATACCAACTTGCTGTTCAAGCAGCGAGACTCTCTTGATGCGTCGCATGAGCGCCACGTTCAAGGCTTCGGGTGGTACTCTGTCGACGAGCTACCCGAGGGAATTCGCAAGGGTCGACCTATTTCCTCCATGGATATCGGAAGTATCGAAGTTAGCGGCGATGGGTCCGTTCGACCAATGAATTACGCCAGGGACTGGACGAATCATCCAGATTACTCCAAGGACCCGTACTCAATGGAGGGCTCCTGGTACAAGATTGTTCAGAACCTAACTGATTTGACCATGTCCGGATGGGCGATCGAGTACGATAGGGAGGATCCGTATTATTGGTACGGGTATACCTACAACGGCGTAAACCGAACGTTCAATCAAGGTGAACGCCCGCCGGTAGTGTTCTCGCCAAAGTACGATAACCTATCTAAGGCGACATACTTCAAGTCGAAGGTGAGTACCAGAACCAAGATATTCTCCGGCGCCGTCAAATTCACGGTCCCTACGAATTTATTGTTCACCAGGGACGGTTATGAGCGGGAGTACCTAGATCAGAACACGGACTCCGCTATGCAGAACAACTCCGTTACGGTCGGCACCCGAGGACTCGGGCTGCGAGAAGGATATTTTCAGTCACCATCGATCGAACACACTAACGGATACATGCAGGCCAGTGACGGCTATAAAGGCGTTGCTACCGTCGATCCAAGCTCCATTCATCGCCAGATCCATGAGCAGTGCAATACTGAGTTGTGGCGCCATATGCCAATCGAGATGTTCTCGGGTGAGGCGGCGCAGCAGTCCATGTACGTATACAACGAGGACTTCTTCCTGGGCGATTTCGTGCAAATCCAGAACGAGTTCGGGCAGCAGGACATTGCACGGGTTACCGAGTACATCCGTACATCCTCGGACTCGGAGGGGGACGTCTTCTATCCGACGTTCCAGTCCTTGTCCGATATTCAGAAGTCGAAACCGGGGTTGAACATCACATGACAGAGAAATCAGGATTCTTCGTTTCCATCAATGGGGACCGGAAGTACTCCGCTGACGACTTCGGCCGCATGTTCGACGGGGTCATATCGGACGGCATCTTCCAGAACTGGGGCCGAGGATACCGGGTTAGCAAGGGCTCCGGGCGGGATATCGTCATCGAGTCCGGCCGCGCCTGGTTCAAGGGCCACTGGATCGAGAACGACTCGAACAAGGTCTACGTTCTCAATGAAGGCTCTACGGATGGTGATCGCTATGATGCCATATTCCTCAAAGTAGACAAGTCGCCCAACGTCCGAGCCGGTGGTATCCGTGTTGTGCAGGGCACAGTCGGCGCCGGCGTTCTTCAGCCTACCCAGAACGCCGATTATTTCGAAGCGCTCATCGCCTACGTCAGGGTCCCAAGGGGCGCCAAGGCGAACGATAGCTTCGAGATCACCGACTGCCGTGGGATGACTGGCGCTCAGTATGCCCCGTGGGCTGAGAGTGTCATGCAACCCAAGCAAATCACTCTGACCAACAAGGACGCCTTCCTGAACGCCTTCAACAACGACCCGAATCTCAAGCGAGTTATTACTCGTGGCAAAAACCTGGGCAGGACTCTCACTTCTGCTCAGAAAGCCGCCATTCGGAATGGGACATTCGACGGCATGTGGCTGGGTGACTACTGGCAGTACAACGATAATTCCTGCAAATGGATCATCGTCGACTTCGACCGGTGGCTGGACTACCCGAACGGCGAGAACCAGCATCGTATCACGGTCATGAGCGACCGTAACCTCGGAATCGACAATATTGGTACTGAGGGGTGGTGTCAATACGGCTGGAACGGCTCCAAGATGCGACGGGACTACGCCAACGGCATGGTACGTTTCTCCACGCTTACCCAGGTATTCGCCATGTCGGACTTCCGGACGTTCCCGGTTCTCGAGCCGCATGAGTACGAGAATACTGGGAATCCCTGGGAGCGAACGGAGAAGAGCTGGGAGTGGGAGTACCCGCAACTCACCATTCCATCTGAGTTCGAGATGTTCGGCTCATATCTTGTGCACAACCGCATCAACGGCGACACCCACACCATCGGTCCGATCTCCCGCCAGTTCTCGTATTTCCGTGTTGGCAACCCGATTCCGACCCCCAGCGAGTCCTTCTGGCTCCGGGATCAGATTTCCAAGGACTACTTCGGCCTGTACTACGGCGACCAGCATCGAATCACTTGGGCCAAGTGGACTGATAAGTACGGGGTGCGCCCAATCGTTTCTATCGGAGGCTAAATGTCTCATACTGTGGAGCTGGTGATCACCATATTCGGCTCCGTTCTCACCAGTACTGGTCTCTGGGCGTATCTCCAGAAACGTGCGGAAAGGCATGACGCCAAGACTCAGCTTATGTTGGGTCTAGCGCACAACCAGATCGTGGCTATGGGAACCGCATATCTGTCCCGTGGTTACATCACCATCGATGAGTTTGAGGACTTGCAGAAGTATCTGTATCAGCCCTACCACACTTTCGGCGGAAACGGGACTGCCGAAAAGGTAATGGACGCCGTGAACCGGCTTCCGATCCATTTTCCTGACACCCGAAGAAAGGACAAGCGCTATGTCGCTGTCGAATCAGACCTATAACACTCTGAAGTGGATTGCTCAGATCCTGCTTCCTGCCCTCGCCACCCTGTATCTCGCCCTGGCGGGTTTGTGGGGTTTCCCTCACACTGAGGCGGTTGTGGGTACCATCACCGCTCTCGACACTTTCCTGGGCGCTCTGCTCGGTCTTGCGGCCAAGAACTACGAGCCCGAGGTGGACGGCGTGCTCCATGTGGACCACAAGAACCAGGAGGTCTACGCCGCTCTGGAGACCCCCGCTCAGGACATGACCAAGAAGGACACGGCCACTCTGAAGGTCTCCGAGGTCTGACGATCCGCGGGATCGACATGGTCTATAATGATACCCCTCATTTGAAAGGAATACCATGTCCGACAACAAGCCGAACACCAAGAAGGCCCTCGAAGAGGCTTACGCTTTCATCGATGGCATGGATCCCGACAGTGAAGCCTATCGCGAAGCTCTCCGCAGCATCAAGGAGCTCGAGCAGATTCAAGACGCAAAACACCGTCGTTTCTGCCCCAGCCCCGATGCTGTGGTGGGCGCCGCCGGCTCCATCCTCGGAATCCTCGCCATCGTGAAGGCTGAGCAGATCTTCCCCGTCGCCTCAAAGGCACTCGGATTCGTCGCCAAGATCCGCATCTGAGACACGAAAGCCTAGGACCCCACAAGGGTTCTAGGTTTTTCCAAAAAGTTCTGATTTTCGAAATCCAAAAATTCCCGGGTGGGAAAATTGGAACGCGGATTTTGCAAGGTATATAACGAGACCCCTCACGAAAGGAATCTGTTATGTCTGCCAACTTCATCGCCTTTGGCATCCTCTCCTTCGTCCTGTTCATTTACGCTCTCTACGCCCAGAACCATCAGATCAAGCTGCTCAAGAAGGTTATCCGCCGCCAGCGGAACCAGATTGAGTCCAGCTCGACTCCGACTTCTCGGGAAACGGACCGTATCGAACAGCACCTTGAAGAGGACTGGGCCGATATCGAGAAGTTATTCCGACACAACTCCACCATGAAGTGATCCTCACTCCCAGAGCCCTCACGGGTTCTGGGTTTCTCGCAGGATCAGCAGAGCATATAATGAGACCCATAGACCGAAAGGATTGATCATGCTGATCTCCCGCCTCGTCGAGAACCTTGTCAAGTCTGTCATCTACTGCGTTGGCATTTACGCCATCGTCCGGTGGGTGCTCTCCCGTTACAAGATCTCGAAGCAGGATTTCACCGCCCCTACCCATATCGACCGCAGTCTCTAACACCAGTGCCCTCTAACAGAGGGCATAGGTTTCGCGGATTTTGCATGACCTATAATGAGACCCCATCTGAAAGGAACCACCATGAACCGCGTCGTCCTCGCCGTTGCCATCCTCGCCGCCTCCTTCGCTCTCCAGCACTACGCCGACAAGAAGATTGAAGCGAAGTTCCGCGAGGTCCTCAACAAGAAGACCGCGGAGCAGAACGCTCCCGCCAACTGACACTCACTCCTAGAACCCACCCCGGGTTCTAGGTTTCTCGATAGAAAGGAACGAACATGGACGAGCCGGATCCCGTCACCAATACCCAGAAGGTCACTCTCAAGGTCCCGCCCCACGTCGACCCTATGGTTGCCAAGCAGATGCTCCGCAACGCACTCAGGGATCCAGTCGCCGTTGAGACCTGGCGAGTGGAGCTTAGCAAGATCGAGGAGGAGAGTAAGTGAACCTCGCATTCGTTAGGGCTGCCCAAGACTTCGTTGTACGTAACTCGCACCATATCCTCACCGGACTGGCGCTGCTGGGCCTCGGGGCGTCGGTCGCTCTGAGCGTCCATGCGGACCGCCAGATGCAGGAGTGGGATATTGACGACTTCAAGCGCCTCACCAAGGAGCAGCGGATCAAGATCTACGCCAAGATCTACGCTCCTCCGGCCATCGCCATAGTGGCCACTGGCGCTTGCGTCATCGGCGCTCACAGCATCTCGGTCAAGCGTGAGTCGTCCCTGCTTCTCGCTTACGAGGGCACGCGCCAGGTGTACGACCGTTATCGCGCATCCGTTCAGGATCGCCTTGGACCTGAGGAGAGGACGATCTCCCAGAATGCCGCGTCCAAGATGGATCCATATCCTCGTGACGCTGCTGTGGTTTGTGGCGAGGGCGACGTCCTGTTCTACGACGCCTACAGCGGCCGTTATTTCAAGTCCACCGTCAACAAGATCGACCGAGTCGTCAATGAACTCAACTACACTCTCCTCCGTGAGATGTGCGTCAGCCTCAACGAGTTCTACGCCGGCATCGGCCTCGAGGGTATTTCCTTGGGTGATCAGCTCGGGTGGAATGAACAGAGGCAGATCGAGGTGCACTACGGCGCCCAGGTCTCGGATGACGGGAAGGCTGTCGTGGTTGTCGATTTTGTCGTCGAGCCCACTGAGAAGTGGTTCAAGCTGTCGTGAGAAGAACAGGGGGTATAATGAGACCCATCTAGAAAGGAATGACCATGAGTTTCAAAGAGACCCCCGGATACAAAGTCGTATCCCTTGTCGCCTCGACATCCGCCAGCATTACCGCCGGTGCCGTTGTCGGCGCTCTCTGCCCTCCAGCCGGAGTGGTATTGACCGCCATCTACGGCGTCGGAAGTAGTGTCCTCGGTACATATGTCGGCGACAAGGCCGGACGACAGTACGCCGAGACCCTTGCCGAGACCATCGACTCCATGAAGACACCTCAGACCAACTAGACCGCCCGTGCCCTCTAACCGAGGGCATAGGCTTTCGCAAATTCTGCACGCACTATAATGAGACCCCATCAACTCGAAAGGAACTCTCATGTCCGAGAACACCGCTCCCACCGTCGTCGAGTACTCCGAGACCGTTGAAGACGAGACCCCCATCGTCGCCGTCAACTGGACCAAGCTCGGTGCCGTCGCCAAGAAGAGTGCGCGTTACGTGCTGCCCGCCGCAGCCGGTTTCGCCGCGCTCGTCCTGGTGAAGGCCCTTGCTTCCTCCAGTGACAGCGACGACGAGGCTCCCGCCGCCATCGAATCGGACGCCGAAGTCGTGGACGCTGAGCTCGTCGAAGAGACCAACGACTGATCCTACTCACCCCTAGAACCCAACTCGGGTTCTAGGTTTCTCATTTTCAGAAAGGAACGAACGATGGAGCTTCAGGCGGCCGTGGTGGTTACCCTCACCGAGAACGGCAAGACAGTCAAGCGCGTCATCCAGAAGAGCGACAAGTTCGACGAGAAGACCTCGTGGGACCATATTGTCAAGCAGACCAAGTCGCTCGCAGCTACCACTCTCAACTCGATGGACTGAAAGGCATATCCATGATCAAGATGAACGTCAGCGCCGAGACCTTCGACGGCGATATGGTTACCGAGACCCTCTGGTTCCACATGAACAAGGTGGACCTGATCGACCTCCAGCAGTCGGAGCCCGACGGCTTCGTCGACACGCTTCAGGCGTTCATGTCTCGCAAGCCTGAGGACTGGACCAAGAAGGACAAATTCAAGCTGTTCGATTATTTCCGCACCATCGTCGACAGGGCCTACGGCGAGCGGTCGTCGGACGGTAAGCGCTTCCAGAAGTCGCCCGAGATCCTCGCCAACTTCAAGGACAGCATCTTCTACGACGAGTTCGTCCTGAGCCTCCTGGAGGACGAGAAGAAGAGCATCAAGTTCTTCAACGGCGTCATGCCCAAGGCACTCATCGAGCAGGCCAAGAAGGAGCGGCCGGACGTATTCAACCAGATCGAGGCCTGAGAAACCCGAGCGGGGCCCTGGGGAAACCTGGGGCCCCGCATATCAGAAGGAGCGAACATGACCGATAACGTACCCGTGCGGGGCGATTTCCCCTCCAACTCACGGAAGACCAAGCCGACCGTCGAAAGGGTCGTCAAGACTCCGGCGCGTATTGACAAGGGCAGTCTCGGCAAGCAGGCTCTTCAGGCGTTCTTCGCCGAGGACATCAAGGAGGTGGCCAACTACCTTCTCTGGGATATTGCTCTGCCCAGCGTCAAGAACGCCGTGAGCGATATCTTCACATCCGGGATCGACCGTCTGCTCTTCGGAGGCGACGGCGGTCCTCAGCGCTCTCGCAGCAACAAGACCTATACCTCATATTCCAATCGGACTTACGGACGTCGTGAGACTCCAACCGAGCGGACGTACACTCAGAGGGACCGTCGAGAGCACAATCTCGAGTCCATCATATTCGCAACCCGTAGTGAGGCCGAGGATGTCCTGAATCACCTGATCAGCATCTGCGACCAGTACGACGTGGCGACCGTGGGAGACCTGTACGGCATGGCCGGAATTTCCCAGTCGTACACCGACGAGAACTGGGGATGGCGGGATCTCCGAAGCGGACGCGCTGTCCGTTCCCGCAATGGATACATTCTCGATCTACCGAAACCGGAGGACGTCCGATGAGCGACGACGAACTGACAACTACCTACAGTCTCACGGCTATCTTTCTCACCGTCTTCATTCTGCTTCTCATTCTCGCTGGCCTCGGATCCCTGCCGATCTGGGTCATATTCGCAGGTCTGATAGTCATCAACGCCATCCTCATCGCAGGGATCGTGAGCGACATAAGGAACAACAAATGAGCATCGAGCAAATGCGCGCTAAGCTACGCAAAGCATACGGAGGGTCGGCGGCTTGGGTCGCCAAGGTCGACCGCATGAGTGACGGCCAGGTGATCGCAGTCTACAACAGCCTTAACGAGAGAAAGTATTTCGCATCATGAGTATCATGTTCGCGTCCCGTAGCGAGGCCGAGGAGGTTCTGAATCACCTGGTCAGCATCCGCGACCTGCGTGGCGTGGCGACCGTGGGAGACCTATGTGACTTAGTCGGAATTTCCAAGACATACATGGATGAGAACTGGGGATGGCGGGATCTCCGCAACATACGAGTTGTCCATACCAGTATCGGATATGTTCTCGATCTACCGAAACCGGAGGACATCCGCGTTAACGACGATCAAGTAACCAAATTCTATAACCTTGGAAAAGAGGGGTTCCCCGTATCATGAATCTTACAGTTATTTCGCGCCTCGCCGGCAAGGGCGCTCTCATCGTCTCCAAGCACGCTCCCGCCATCTTGACGGGGCTTGGGATCGCCGGCTTCACCGCAACCGCAGTCCTCACGGCCAAGCAGACGCTGAGCGTCGGCGAGGTCACCTGGGAGGACCTGAACGAGCTGTCGACGGTCAAGGCGGCTGAGGACGAGGAGAAGTTCGACAGGCGAGAGATTCAGATCGCCAAAGCCCGTGCCTGGGGCAACCTGACGAAGCACCTCGTCAAGCACTATGCTCTGCCGCTGAGCATCGGGACGGCCTCCGCTATTTCCCTGATCCTGGCACATCGGATTTCTGCACATCGGATTGCCGGTCTGTCCATGGCCTACGCCGGCCTCGAGGAGTCCTTCCGCAACTACAAGGACCGTATCGAGGAGGGCTTCGGTAAGGAGGAGACCGAGCGTATTCTCGCCGAGGCTGACGCCAATGCCCTCGACAAGGCGAAGATGGACTACTACAACGAGACGGGGCGTGAGTTCCAGCTCAAGCCCGAGGAGTTCATGCGTGAGCTCGGCGTCTCGCCATACGCTGTCGTATTCGACCAGAACGCGAAAGCCTGGGAGGGTAACGAGGACTACAGCCTCATGATCCTCCACGCTCAGGAGAACTACGCCAACGACATCCTGCGGACTCGTGGATATCTGCTCCTGAACGATGTGTACAAGGGCCTCGGCCTGCCTCCTACGTCTGCCGGTTCCGTGGTAGGCTGGGTGTACGACAACGAGGACGGTGACGGCATCGTCGAGTTCGGCAACTTCGAGGTATTCAACTACCGCGACTACGACCCAGTCCTCGGACGTGAGGTCACCAAGTTCGTCCTCGACTTCAACGTCGACGGCGTTATCTACGACCAGATTGACAGGGTGGCAATTCGATGAAGGTAGCATTTCTGATCCTGGTCGGTTTCGCCATCGGTCGAGCAACTAAACGAAAGGGACGCAAGTGAAACTTCTACCGGCGCTCGTCGTCGGTCTCACGGCAGGATTTCTTGCCGTGCAGGACTTGAAGAGCGAGAAGAAGGAGCCTGAGGAGAAGGCTGTAGAAACTCCGGTTGAGCCGGAGGAGGAAGCGAAGGAGCCGACGATGGACGAGTACGAGGCGATCGTCAACGATGAGTATCTCGACATCACCATGGAGGATGACCTCTCCGAGATTATGGGAGAGGATTTCGAGGAAGAGGACGACGAGGAGGTCGCGGAGGGCGAGACCATCCGGGCCATCTCAGAGCGGGAGTACGACGAGGGCGCATTCGGGTTCGAGCGTGTCAACTTGATGTATTTCGTCGACGACGAAGTCTTGTGTGACACGGATATGATCACGATCGACAACAAGGACGAGTGGCTCGGCGACGTCGAGCTCATACTCGGACCGGATGAGATCACGGTCATGTGGATCCGCAACTTCAACCTCTCCTACGATATTCGCCTCGAGGTCGTTGAGGACTCGTACTCGGGATCCCACTGATGGAAGACGAATACTTCGACTTCCTAGTCTCATTCTTGGGTGAGGACGAAAGTCAGCTGCCGAGCATGTTCGACAGCTACTTCCTCCTGATGAAGCTCTACCGTACCGAGTTCCGCTACTCTGCCATGATGGACCGCAATCGGGACATGGATGGTCGTGAGTGGCGGAACCGCTACGGCGGGGAGCTCTCACCGGCATTTCTCAGACGCCCGGCCAACGTTCTCGAGGTTCTTCTCGGACTGGCGGATCGTATGGCGTTTGAGCTGGATGATGACGAGGGCCCCGCTCCTTATTTCTGGGAGATGATCAACAACCTCGGAATCAACTTCATGGACTGCGACGTCATGCTAGACGATAGACTCGATCGAAAGGTCGAGAAGGCTATCAACCGATGGATGAGTCGTCAGTACGATTCCCACGGACGAGGAGGCATATTCCCTCTCAAGTCCGTTCCCGAGTTCTACGAGCCGGGGGAGTTCCCGAACCAGAACCGCCTTGAGCTCTGGTATCAAATGCAACTCTATCTCGCGGAGAACTACGACATATAAGGAGTCAAATGGATTTCTACGAGATCAAGGAGCGAGCCCTGAAGTCGGGCACCACCGAGGTACGGCCGGCCTGGCGTGTGCACCAATTCAAGGATCTCATGGTTCGTGGGAAGTCCTTCTACGCCGTGTACAATCCAGAGACGCACTTCTGGACTACTGACGAGTACGACCTGGTGCGTATCGTGGACGCCGACGTCGCCCGTCACTTTCAAGAGGCCTCAAAGAGAGTCAACGGGTCCATCTGGCCGCGGTATCTGGGGGACTACGACTCCAAGACATATTCCGAGTACAAGGCGTGGATGTCCAAGCTCCCGGACTCCTACCGCCCTCTCGACAGCACTATACTGTTCGCCGACCAAACCCCCCGAAGGGAGGATTACGCAACCAGAACGCTCTCATATTCTTTGAGCGACGATCCGTGCCACGCCTACGAGGAGCTCATGAGCACCCTCTATGATCCGGACGAGAGGGAGAAACTCGAGTGGGGCATCGGATCTATATTCACGGGAGACTCTACCTGGATCCAGAAGTTCTTCGTGCTCTACGGATCTGCTGGATCTGGTAAATCGACCGTCCTGAATCTCATCTCATGGCTGCTGGACGGTCATATCGGACAGTTCGACGCGGCAGCTCTAGGGCGTCCAAGCGACCAGTTCGCCCTTGAGCCGTTCAAGTCGAATCCTCGGGTTGCCATTCAACATGACGGCAACCTCTCCAAGATTGCAGATAACAGTCGTTTGAACAGCCTCGTATCGCACGAGACTATGGTCATGAACGAGAAGGGGAAATCTCTCTACACATTCAAGTCCGAGGCGCTGTTGTTCGTGGGAACCAACCTGCCCGTCCGTATCACCGACTCGAAGAGCGGGCTGACAAGGCGTCTCATCGACGTGGAGCCCTCGGGTCGCAAGCTCGATATTCATCGCTACAACGAGATCATGTCTCGAATCGAGGACGAGCGCGGAGCCATCGTCAAACACTGTATGGATCTGTACAAGTCCAAGGGCCCGTCGTATTACGACGACTACAAACCCATCGGAATGATGAGTAAGACCAACCCCATCTTCAACTTCCTCGATTTCTATCAGGACGAGTTGGACGATGAGGACGGGGTCACTCTCAAGCGCATCTACGAGATGTACAAGGAGTACTCCCAGGCATATTCGGACGGAGCTATGTACCCCATGTACAAGTTCAAGGACGAGATCCGGGACTACTTCGAGGAGTTCCACGATCGCATCATGGTCGACGGGGAACGCCGGCGCAAGGTGTATAAGGGGCTACTGAAATCCAAATTTTCCCAGGGGGAGAAGACGGAAAACCCGATTTCGGATTGGCCTGAAATGAAAGAGCAGCCGTCATATCTTGACGAGCTCTATAAGGACCGTCCGGCACAGTACGCCAATGAAAACGGCCTCCCGACGAAACGTTGGGACGACGTCACGACGACACTGAAAGACTTGGACACCGGAAAGGAGCATTATGTCCTCGTACCCGAGCAAGACGTCGTCATCGACATCGACCTCGACAAGGACAGAGACAAGTGTCTGGAAGAGGCTCGCAGGTGGGTTCCCTCCTATGCTGAACTCAGCCGATCGGGGGGTGGAATCCACATCCACTATCGATATTCGGGGGATCCTTCCGTACTTTCACGGCTGGTGCGACCCGGAGTCGAGTGCAAGGTCTACTCAGGTAAATCGGCCCTCCGTCGACGCCTCACCGAGTGCACCGCCCACCGGGGCCTTACCACGGTTGAGGACGGATATCTTCCCGTCAAGGAGAAACCCTTGATTCGTCAGGAGGTCATGCAGAACGAGAAGTCCATCCGGAAACTTATAGAGCGGAACCTGCGGAAGGAGTTCCACCCCGGGACGAAGCCCAGCATCGATTTTATCATGAAGGTGCTGATGGACGCCGAGGAGTCTGGGATGGACTACGACGTATCGGATATGAGGCAGAAGGTCCTCACGTTCGCCATGAAGTCCACTCATCAGGCCGACTACTGCATCAAGTTGGTGCAGGAGATGCCGTTCTCCTCGGGGGACGACCATGAGGAGACCTATGAGGAGCCGGATGACGGTACCCCGATTATTTACGACGTCGAGGTATTCCCGAATCTGTTCCTTGTAAACTGGAAAGTTCGGGGAGCCGACAAGATCCAAAGGATGATCAACCCGACTCCGAACGAGATCTCTGATCTTGTGGAGCGGAAGCTCGTAGGATTCAACAACCGCCGGTACGACAACCATATCCTCTATGGTCGTATCCTGGGGTACTCGAATGAGCAGCTTTACCACCTCTCTCGCAAGATCATATCCAACCTCATCAAGGAGGGATTCCGGGAGGCTTACAACCTGTCCTATACCGATATCTACGACTTCGCCGCCAAGAAGCAATCCCTCAAGAAGTGGGAGATCGAGCTGGGTATCCACCACAAGGAGCTCGGACTTCCCTGGGACGAACCGGTGCCGGAGGAGATGTGGGAGGAGGTCGCCGCATATTGCGACAACGACGTCATCGCCACGGAGAAGGTATGGGACCATCTGGAGGCGGACTGGGAGGCCCGTCAGATCCTTGCTGCGATCGCGGGGCTTCCTGTCAACTCCAGCACTAACAAGCTGACCACTCAGATCATATTCCAGGGTCAGCGAGACACTCAGAAGTACTTGCAGTACACAGACCTGTCGGAGATGTTCCCCGGCTACAAGTACGAATACGGCAAGTCGACATATCGTGGTGAGGAGGTCGGTGAGGGCGGCTACGTCTACGCCGAGCCCGGATATCACGAGAACGTGGCCCTGTTGGATATTGCGTCGATGCACCCAACGTCGATCGAGAATCTCCAGCTGTTCGGGCCATACACCAAGAGGTACAGCGAGCTCAAGAAGGCTCGTATCTTGATCAAGCACAAGGAACTCGACGAGGCTCGTAAGATCCTGAATGGGGCGCTTGCTCCATATCTGGACGACGACTCGAACCTCGACGCTCTGGCCTATGCGCTGAAGATCGCACTGAATTCGACGTACGGACTCACCGCCGCCAAATTCGACAACCCACTCCGAGACCCCCGGAACGTGGACAACATCGTCGCCAAGCGCGGCGCATTGTTCATGGTTGACCTGAAGCATTTCGTTCAGGAGAAAGGATACACCGTTGCTCACATCAAGACAGACTCGATCAAGATCCCGAACGCCGACGATCGCATCATATCGGAGGTCTTCGAGTTCGGGAAGAAGTACGGCTACACGTTCGAGCACGAAGCGACCTACGATCGTATGCTGCTCGTCAACGACGCCGTCTATATCGCATACGACAAAGAAGGTTGGCACGCAACTGGCAAGCAATTCCAAGAACCTGTTGTCTACAAGACTCTCTTCACTGGAGATCCTCTGGCTCTCGAAGATGTCGCCCAGACACGATCGGTTACTACACGAATGCTGCTTGAATTCGATGAGAACGACCGAAAGTTCATCGGTCGCGTCGGGCGCTTCATTCCTGTTATCCCAGGAACTCCCGGGGCAGGGCGGCTTGTACGAGAGAATCATCGAGTGGACAGCGAGGGTAATGAGATTATTTCGTACGGCGATGTCGGCGGTTGCAAGGGGTATCTCTGGCTTGATTACGAAGACGCCGGAGACGACTGGCGAGATAGAGTGGATAGTCGATATGGACGGGAACTCGTTGACGCTGCCCTCGGGCAGATCCGGAAGTATACGGACGTCGATACCTTCCTAACAGTATGAATCGCGAGACGGGCAGGGCATATAATGAGACCCCCACCAGAAAGGTACTGTCATGTCCTGCCCCTCCCTCGCCCGCCAGTACGTCCTCACCAACCTTGCTGAGATGGGTGTTGGCTTCGCCATAGCTACGTTCGCCTACTACGCGACACGTGACTACTGCGACCAGCACCGCCTCTCGGCAACCAAAGAGGACATGCTCGCCATGGCCAAGAACATCTGCGACACATTCAAGACCAACTGAACCAACCTCACACTTAGAACCCAACCCGGGTTCTAGGTTTCTCGATAGAAAGGAACGAACACAATGCTCTCTTCTGTTTACGACGGCGGCCAGACCGCTAACGATATCCTTGTCGGATACACCAGCTACCTTCGGGACGAGGTGGCGAACCTGAAGGACGACGAGATCAAGGAGCTCATCGACAAGCTCGAGTGTTGTGACCGCAGCAGCTACGGCCACTACCGTCGCCAGACCGTCAATAACCTCCTCGATATCTGCCGCACCGAGCTGGACGACCGGGACCTCGTGCGCTGCCTCGTCGATGCGGGTCTTATCGTCGGAATCAACTCCATTGAGGGGGTCTCCGATGAGTGACGAGTCCACCGAGCTCACAGAGCTTGCGACGGTACGTCTTATTCACGGTAGCCAAGTAGCCATCGAGTCATTTCTGTCGTCGCTTCCGTCGATGATCGAGAAGACCACGGATAGCGAGCTCTGGTCGTTCATCTGCAAGGTCGACATCCTTCAAGAAGAGCTCGGTGACCTACTGAATCCCTCGCAGGAGGATTGGGTCAAGAGGCTCTACGATATTCTCATAGAGGAGTGGGACGCCCGGTGGCTTCTCCAGCGGCTTAACGACCACGGCATCATCCGCCTAGAGAGGAGGCCATGAACTACGATCTATATTCTCCTCCCTACTACGTCGACCAGGTTCTATCCCAAGACTACTACCCCATAGAAAGGAACACGACATGGCCGTCAACACTTACACTATCAAGAACGCCCGACTTCTCTTTCGCAACTTCGCGGGCGAGAAGGACCGATTCGGAAACACGGCTCGCACCTTCTGCGTCATCCTCCCTGACGACGCCGTCGACGACTTCCGGACCGAAGGGTTCAACATCAAGACTCTGAAGCCTCGGGACGACACGGAGGAGCCCCTTCCCTATATCAAGGTGAAGGTCAACTTCGGAGGCCGTCCCCCCAAGATCGTCTCGATCGTCGGACGTACTCGTACGCTCCTGAACGAGCAGACAGTCGGCGCCCTCGATTTCGCAGATCTCGAGCGGGCCGATATTGCCCTCCGCCCCTACCACGGACGCACTCAAGCTGGAGTGGAGTTCTGCTCGGCATATCTTGACAAGGGCTTCTTCACCATCGTGGAGGACGAGCTTGAGGCTATGTACGCCGAGGACGCCGACACCGAGGAGGTTCCGTTCTGATGCCGCTAGAAGTCAAGCTCTTCAACCCTCGCCGTAGCGTCTGTGAGGCAGTCAAGATCACGAATGACAATCTCCGTCTGGTCCGCAACTGGGCCGCCAGCGACGAGGAGATCAAGGCCCATCTTCACACCGGGGCTGTCGGTAAGTGGATTATCCGTCGTAGCGACAACAAGTTCGACCTCATGACTGAGGGTCAGCTCTGGGGCCTCTACGAGCCGATCCTACACTGAAATCCATATCCACGGGGGCCCTGGGGAGACCTGGGGCCCCCACACCCACTAGAAGGAACGAACGCATGCTCAAGAAGCTTTATTTCCACACAAGCAAGGGCCGTAGCTACGACTTCGACATCGTCGCCACAGCCAAAGTCGACAAGCCCGGGTTCACCGAGTGGATCGTACAGGTCGATACCAACAATGAACTTGGTGTCCATGAGGTCCAGGCCAGTACCGATGACTGCACCTTCGACATCGTTGGAGACGACTCTCTGATTATTTGGGAACTCCCTCCCGTCGAGGAGGCTACGGATCCTGACCTCTGGACGGTCCGTGTCGAGACGACAGACTTTAAGTTCTGTATTGTCGAAGGCGAGACAACTTGGACAGAGCACGGGGACCTCAAAGTCAAGACGCGCAACGGCCACGTCAGTTATCTGTCGTCAATCCTCCGTGAGTTCGACGTTGACGATGTATCTCAGGTCATCACCGCTCGTTACAAGCAATGACTCTCATTTTTCCGTATTGTACTTGTGTAGGAGACTTGCATGAAACTGGTTTTAAAGACGCTCGATGGTCAGGTAGCTCAGCGTAAGATCAAGGATTTATGTTGTGATGGAGACATCGGAGACGAGGACCCCCGGGCCGCCCTGGTTATTGTCGAGATGGATGATACCGAGACATATCTCCCCATCGACCAATTTATCTGCGAGGAGTGGACTGACGATACCGTAGTTGTCAAGGAGGACTGGGCATGAAAGCATATACTGTGGAACGGCACGGCGACCGCTGGATCGCCTGGCATAAGGAGGGGCTACTCGGAATAGCTGACGACATGATTTCTGCGTACCGTCTCGTGGAGGAGGCTACTAATGGCAACCGCTGACCCGATGCCCGACCCGAACATCTACGATATCCGAGAGGACGGAACTGTCTACGGGAAGCGCTCAGGCAAGCTTATACCCATCCGGACGTCCCGGTATGGTCTTCCGCAGATCCGTTTCTACAAAGGACATCGCTACCGGGTTCAGCTCCTCAGCAAGATCATCTGGACCCATTTCCACGGCGAGATCCCGTTCATGCACGAGGTTCGGTATAAGGACGGCGACCCCTGGAACTGCTCCTTGGAGAACCTATATCTGAAGGACCTGAACGAGGAGTTCACGCCTCTGGATCGTTGGCCGGGCTTTGCTATTAGCAAGGGCGGCGAATTGATCAACATGACTACCTTGCATCGGATCAAGCCCATGATGCCCCCAAGCAGGACCAACCTCATGTTCTCGGTCCGCGTCGACGGGGAGAGCCGGACCTTCCCGGTTGCATTCACGGTCTGGGAGACGTTCATGGGAGAGAAGGTCAACTCGCATTATCTCTGCCACAAAGACGGCAACGTCTGGAACTGCGCCCTGGACAACTTGTATCTCAGTGACGAGTACCCGTACCATCCGCACAAGGGTGATGGGAAGAACAAACCGAAGTACAGGCCCGTCATCGAGGAGGACGGCAAGGAGTACATGCCTGTCGAGTACTATATCCACATGGTCGATGGAGTGAAAGGAGAGAAGGAGAGTGGAATCCCCCAGCACTGCCGCCTTGCCCTCTGAGGAATTTAGGGATAGCTCGATCGACGATATTGAGGTCAGCAATCTCGGTAGGGTTCGTCGTATCTCGACTGGTCAAATCCTGAATACCTGCCTCCGGGCGAACGGGTATGTCCAGATTACCCTGTGGGATCGCGGGATTAGACGGACGAAGTATGTCCAGAAGCTGGTCTGGGAGGCCTTTAACGGCCCTCTGGAGCCCTTGCAGCGGGTCGCTCACCTGAATGGTGACCTGACCGATAATAGGCTCTCAAATCTCTTCCTGGAGTCTCACAGCGACTCGATGAGAAGGGCGTGGGACGCCAAACGACGCAAGTGGGAAACTATCTACCAAGGAGTTCTGTGGTGAGCGAGTACAGGAGCCCGCACAACGACGGGCATGATCCGTATATCCTGATCTGGGAGTACGGGAATGACATTCGAAGGGCTGAGTTCAGCGAACGCTGGGCAGAGTACGACGAGACCGGTTGGACTATCTGGTATTTCCGGTTAGTTGACGGAGGCATCATGACCTTCTCGGCTCGCGAGTGGGAGCAGAAGGATGACGTCAACCATCTGACAACCATTTGGATGAAGCCGTCGATGTATGATATTGAAAGGAAGGAAAACTGACATGGGTATCATCACCTCAATGTTGATCGACTACGAAGACGCTGTTTACCAATACACACCTCAGCGGTATTCGGTCGACGTCAGAGAGGGCCACCGGATTCTTGCTGGTGGACCGCGGATCAACATGCTTGGGTTTGAGGACTACCGACTGGATCTTCGGTATTGGGAGATCGAGAAGAAGGAAGTCAGCGAGAATGGCGAGTGGCAAACTCTCCATTTCCGTAAGAGGGAGCGTAGGGAAATCGAGGTCGTCAAGGACCACTTGATCGAGTCACCTAAGACTTATACGGCATACGGATACGAGGAGATTGACGGAAAATTCTACGTATTCTCGTCGTCCAAAGGGGCCGAGACTTTTGACCTATCAGAGTGGACGGTCAAGAAAGCCTTACCCGCATATCCTGGCCACAACAAACAGGTTCTTGTGTTCACGAGGAAGGCGTCATGATTCCACAGGGCCACATCATTCTGGTCATCAACCGAGGGGGCAAGGTCATCTACGTGAAGGAGGGTGTCTTCAATATCTGGTCCTACGTGAAAGACGACGGACTCATGGTGGCCATTCGGGATGCTATCGAGGACGAGGTCATATTCGAGGACCTTCCATGCGTCTCCGTGAGCGTGAACGAGCCATACGTCCGGATACTCGCCGAAGAGGACTGACCCTTGGGACCGGTTGATCTGTGGCCCCATCAGGTCGAAGCGGTGAAGAACCTGAGGAATGGGTGCATATTGACCGGTAAGCCGGGCTCGGGGAAGTCGGTTGTCGCCCTCCAGTACTACGTAGAGAGAGTGCTGGGGGTGCGGCATCCGACCGATCTTCCGAGGCGGCTTGCCGAAGGACCCAGGTTATATATAATCACCACTGCTCGCAAGAGGGATGATCTTGATTGGCAGGGAGATGTCTCGATGTATGGGCTGACGGACTACACGACGGTCGATTCGTGGAACAACATCAGTAACTACAGCAACGTCCGTGACTCCTTCATCATATTCGACGAGCAGAGAGCCATCGGCAGCGGCAAGTGGGCCAAGACGTTTGTCAAGATGGCTCGTGCTAACGAGTGGATCATGCTGTCAGGCACGCCTGGTGATAACTGGATGGACTACTGCCCGGTATTCATAGCCAATGGCTTCTTCAAGAACCGCACCCAGTTCGAGAGGGAGCACTGCCAGTTCAACTACAGAGCGGGCTATCCTCGTCTTGAGCGATATCTTGGGCAGGGGAAGCTGTTACGGCTTCGTAAGAAAGTCCTCGTTGACATGCCTTTCGTCAAGAAGACGGTTAAGAAGCGGACGGACGTCCCGGTATCCTACGAGGAGAAGCCATATCGTACGATCCAGAAGTACCGATTCGATCCGTACAAGGAAGAGCCCATCAAGAACGCTGGAGGCCTCTGTCATGTCTTGAGGAGAGTGACGAATGAGGATCCTGTGAGACTTGTGGCGGTTAGGGAGCTGTGTGAGCAGCACCCTAGGGTCATTGTCTTCTATAATTTCGACTACGAGCTCTTCATGCTGCGGTCGTTGGGGGATATTCTCGGAGTACCGATCGCCGAGTACAACGGGCACAAGCATGAGGCCTTGCCGGAGGGTGAGCGATGGGTGTACCTTGTGCAATACACGGCGGGTGCAGAAGCTTGGAACTGTACCACTTGTGACACGATGATATTCTTCTCTCAGAACTACTCATGGAAGGTCATGGAGCAGTGTGAGGGGCGAATTGACAGGCTGAACACTCCTTATTCAGTCTTGAACTACTACTATCTGAAGAGCCAGTCGCCTATCGATCAGGCCATTTCGAGGGCGATTCGGGTCAAGGAGATCTTCAATGAGAGGGGTTTCTACGAGTCTCTGAGGTGATTGTTGTACCACCCGTTGTACCACTTGGTGCGGCGGGTAGGCAACGATTCTGTTGTTTGTGTGACTGGAGTGACGCATGCGATTGGCCAGTTTTTTGGCCAGTTTTGAAATCGGCCAAAATCTGTAGTGTACTTGTGCGCCAAATTTGGCCAGTTTTTGGCCAATTGGCCAGTTTTGAAACGGGGTTGGCCACGGATCTGGCCACCACTTTTCGTTGCAATTTCAACGTTTATACCCCAATTTGGCCAATTGGCCAGTTTTGTTCTGATTACCAGGAGTTGAGTAAATTTTCTTATATATAGAGAATAAACAGGCTTTGGTTGGCCAATCTGGCCAAGGGGTACTGTACATGCACTCTATCACAAGATCTAACGACATGTACAATAGACCGCGTCGCGAACATGTATCCTAATGAAGGAGATGGGCCTTCTATATTTTCGACCCCTCTCTTCCCCATAGCTCCCACGGCTGGCTGAAACTACGCCACCTCAACACCGCATAGAACACTCAAACAACTTACGAGTACCGATACATGCGGCGCCCCGGCCAGCCGTGGGTATAATTCTTGATTCGAGGATAGACCCCATGCTCGAACGTGACTACCAACGCGGACTCATATCCAGGATCGAGGAACGCCTGCCTGGCTGCCTCGTCCTCAAGAACGATCCGAACCACAATCAGGGCATACCCGACCTGATCATCATATTTGGATCCAAGTGGGCCGCACTCGAGGTCAAGCGAAGCGCAGATGCTGCTCATCGACCGAACCAGGACCATTTCATCGACAAGCTCGGTAAGTGGTCCTTCGCATCATTCATATACCCAGAGAACGAGAAAGGAACGCTCGATGAACTGGAACGTACACTCAAGGCTGGAGGGCCTGCACGCATTTCTGAGCGCCAGCAAGCACAGTTGGGTCAACTACGACGACGAGAAGCTGGGCGAGGCATTCAGGACAGCACAGGCGGCAGCGATGGGGACCAGGCTTCACGCCCTAGCTGCAGAGCATATTCGCCTAAAGATGCGGATGCCGAGGAACAAGGCCACCTTCAACGCCTACGTGAACGACGCCATTGGCTACGGTCTTGATCCCGAGGTTGTGCTATATCACAGCGAGAATGCATTCGGGACCGCCGACGCCATCGGCTTTGATGAGAAGAAGCATCTTCTCCGCATCCACGACCTAAAGACCGGCGTGACTCGCGTCAACATGGTCCAGCTTCATATCTACGCAGCACTGTTCTGCTTGGAGTACGAGAAGCTGCCTGGCGAGATCAACGTCGAGACCCGCATCTACCAGAACGACGATATTCTGGTCGACACTCCACAGCCCGACGACATCGCCCATATCATGGACAAGATCGTCTGGTTTGACAAGCTCATCGAGGAGATCAAGACCGAGGAGAACTGATGCCCTCCGATATCCTCAAACACTACGGGACCAAGCGGCACTCCGGAAGATACCCTTGGGGATCCGGTAAGGATCCATATCAGTCAGCCCAGGGCTTCATCGCTGAGCGAGACAAGCTCAAGGCTCAAGGCATGTCCGAGGTCGATATTGCCAAGGCCTGGGGCATGAGCACCACCGAGTACCGTGCTCTAAACAGTATCGCTCGCGCTGAGAAGAAGGCTGGCGATATTTCTCGAGCATCCCGTCTCAAGGACGCCGGTCTGCCCAACACGGAGATCGGCCGACGCATGGGGCTCAACGAGTCCTCGGTTCGTGAGCTTCTCAAGCCCAACGCATCATATCGCAAGGACGAGATCACCCGGGTCAAGGATATTCTGGCCGACGAGGTGAAGCAGAAGAAGTTCATCGAGTACGGTCTCGGCGTCGAGCAGAACCTTCAGTGTTCGTCGACGTCCTTGAAGACGGCCGTTGAGGCTTTGAAGGCTCAGGGGTATACTACTCACGACGTCAAGGTTAAGCAGGCCAACAGCGATAACTACACCATTCTCAAGATTCTCGCCCCTCCAGGCACTAAAGCTGCCGATATTCATGCACAGAGGGACAAGATCCGCACCCCTGGTGTAGTCATCGACGAGAAGGGACTGCTGTCGACCGGTCTTCGTACTCCTCGACCCATATCTTCGAAGAAGGTCGCCATCAAGTACGCTGAAGACGGCGGTACTGACATGGACGGGGTTATTCTACTTCGTCGTGGAGTCAAAGAGCTCAGTCTCGGTGGCTCCAACTACGCCCAGGTGCGCATTTCGGTCGACGGAACGCACTACCTCAAGGGCATGGCCATGTACTCGGATGATATTCCGAAGGGCAAGGACATAGTCTTCAACACCAACAAGAAGAAGGGCACACCCATGCTGGGCTCCAAGGACCACACGGTCCTCAAGCCCATGAAGGATGATCCCGAGAATCCATTTGGTGCGGTCGTTAAACAGAAGTTATTTAAGGACCCGAAGACTGGCAAGAAGGAACTGAGCGCACTCAATATTGTGAATGAGGAAGGCAAGTGGGACTCATGGTCCCAGTCCCTGGCCTCACAGTTCTTATCTAAGCAGTCCCCCAAGTTGGCCAAGCGCCAGCTTCAGGCCGTCCGTGACGAAAAGCGGAAGCAGCTCGATGAGATCATGGGTCTTACGAATCCTGTTATTCGCAAGCGCATGCTCATGTCCCTGGCCGATGACTGCGACTCGGCTTCGGTACATCTCAAGGCCAAGGCTCTACCCGGTCAAGCGTCTCAGGTGTTATTGCCGATGCCCCATCTCAAGAAGGGTGAGGTATATGCTCCTAACTACCGGGACGGTGACGTTGTTAGTCTCGTGCGTTATCCTCATGGCGGGACTTTCGAGATCCCTACGCTCACTGTTAACAACCGAGGTAAGAAGTCTCGAAGTATTATTGGCAATGCTAGGGATGCTATTGGGATCCATCCTTCTGTCGCTGAGCGTCTTAGCGGTGCTGATTTTGATGGCGACTCCGTGCTGGTAATCCCCAACAAGGGGAAGACACGCATTCGTTCCACCGCTCCACTCAAGGGACTCAAGGGATTTGACCCTAAGCGGACATATCCTGGCTACCCTGGGATGAAGAGGATGTCGGATACTCAGACCCAGATGGGTAAGGTATCCAATCTTATTACCGACATGACTCTCAAGGGTGCTAGTGCCGATGAATTGTCCCGAGCTGTTCGTCACTCCATGGTTGTTATTGATGCCGAGAAGCATAATCTCAACTACAAACAGTCTGAGGTAGACAACGGCATCGCCGCATTGAAGAGGAAGTACCAGGGTGGCGCTGACAAAGGTGCGGCCACTCTTATTTCCAGGTCCAAGGGTGTCCAGTATGTACCCCATCGCAAGCCACGCAGTGCAGCGAAGGGCGGTCCATATGATGCAGCCACTGGTCGCAGGGTCTACGAGGAGACTGGCGAGTCCTATATTAACAAGCAGGGCAAACTGGTCAAGAAGCAGA